TGGCTTGGGTCATAAACAGTTTTAGACTTTTCTTCTTCTTCTCTAATGTGGTCTGCAAGCTGTTGCTGAACCCTGAAGAACTGCGAGAGATTCGCCGCCAGATCAGCCACAACTCTACCTTCATCCCAAATTTCGGCCTCTGCCTTTTTTGCTTTGGCTGCAACTGGAGTTGCTGTGGGCTTGGGCTTTTTCTTCTTGAAGAACCCAAAGAAGCCACCCACTTCTTCAGCAATAGCCGTGACCTCTTTAACAGTCTTTTGGGCTGCGGCAACAGTTCCCTTGACCTCTTTATAGAGTTCACAGCCTTTGCGAATAGCTGCAACACAGCCATTTGCCATTGCCAGAAGGGTGAGAGGATCAATCTTGCGCCCCTACTTTATCTTTCAGCCATTCCACGCAACTCAATGTATGGAGGTTGCCTTCTCTCAGAAAGGTTGTACTGTCCAACAGCACTTGGTGCAACAACACTACCAAGAGGCGCTGATTGTTGAGAAAGCATACCGCCTACACGTTGCAATAACTCTGGACGCTGGCGCAACAACATATCAATTGCCGCCTGTCCACCTTGGCTATAAGCAGCAGGAACTCCAAATGCCGCTGGTATGGCAATTTGCGGTTGTGATAACAATCCATAGCCGCCACCTATTCCTAGCGCAAGCCGACCTGTTTGAGATGCTGCTGTTGTGTCTCCAATGACTTCAAGTGCGGCATCCGAAATGTCTTGGCCTTTAGCTTTACCTTTAGCAAATGATGATTTGCGCCTTGTTGGGTCTTGTTGTCGAACAGCAGTAGAAAACTGTTGAGGAGTAAAAACACCACTTTTTGCGCCAGAATTAGCCGCAGCAACATTGATTACAGACAAATCACTATAAGCCGCATCAACTCTGCGCAATGTAGGTGTTTGCTTGGGATTTTGGAAATACAATTCTTTTTTAAGAACGCCAAGAACATCGCTTAATGCATATCCAACTTCTTTTTCAGAAGCACTTTGACTGTTAATATAATCGCTTGCTTTCTGTCGTAAATCACTCTCAATACCTTTGTATGTTTTGCCATCAAGTTTTTGACCAGAAAACTTGCCAAACACGATATTGTTTAAAGTTTCACTAACTTTTTGTCGTTGATTGGCATCTAATCCCTTGGCTTTACTTAAAGAACTAAGAATATCGCTTGTTGTTGCAAAATCTAGATCAAACGATATTTTTGACAAAACATCATCATATTTATCAGATACTGTTTTTGAAGCATATTCGATTGCATCTCTACCAATTACATCGGCAGGAAGACTTAATTTATCTTGTTTTGTTGGGTCACTTGCTTTAGCCAATGCCTTGTTAATTACACTCTTGTTGAAATCAAACAATACACGTTGTTTTGCATTTTGAATGCTTTGACCAATCAAGGGCATATTTTGTGCAAATTCCTCAAATGTCTTAAATTGTCCACCAAGGGTTTGACCAGTAGTAGGTGTAATGCCAAGGTCACGCATGGTTTTCTCTGCTTTGGAGACCAATGGATTGAGAACTCGTCCCGCACCAGCAACCACCTTTTCACCAATAGGGCCAGTAACTCCACCTAAAACAACTTGTTCTGCCTTTTGCTCACCAAACTCACCTTCTCCAACTACTGGTTGCATAGCACCGCCAACAGCGCCAGCAGTTGCCGCTTGACCAACAGTAGACAAGCCTTTAGCCTTTGCCAATTGAGCAACACGAGCCGCAGGAACAAGACTAGCAGGGTTAAGAATATTGCCACCCAAACGAGCCATATCAAAACCAGATTCCCCTGCCTGTTCACGTTGGGCTTGATAGGATTGCTCTTCAGCCTTAGCCATCTCATCTACACGTTTTGCTTCTCTGTAAAGCAAATCACTCAAAACATTAGGCTTAGTGCCACCTAAACTGGCTACTGCGCCTAAAGCACGAGGAAGCATCTGTGCGCCAGCAGTAATAGGGTCTTTTAAACCCATTAAGAAACCAGATGAAGGTGCTTTTGCTTGTGGCATACTCCCAGAAATAGCTTGTGCTATTTGCTCATCAGACATTCCATCAGGGAACTCAACTACATCATTTCCTACTTGAACATAGATAGCCATCTCAATCCCCTTTTATTACTTCAAGTTGGCGAGTTTGCAAGTTATAACGTTTAGTTGGCGTTATTGCTGGTGCATTTGTAACAGGCGTAATAGGTAGTTCAGTACCACCTTTAGCTGCTTGTGCTTGTAGATTCAAACGTTTGATGTTATTTTGAACTTTCTTTTCTGCGCTAGTTAAAATACGTTTCATAGATTCTGGCTCAAGTCTTTGATTTCCAGCCACAACATTCTGCAAATATTTAAGTTCTTCGTTAGAGTCATTGCCGCCAAATTGCACCAAACGAGGAATTACAATCTCTCCAATGTTTGCCATGAACACTTCTGTGTTTTCGAGCTTTTTTTGGTTGCCAATCAAACCAAGCGAATATTTAGTTGCTGCTGCTTGTTCAGGGCCAAACGCACCGCCATAAATCCCTTTGTTTAACAGAGAAAGTGCATCTTTATAGGCGGTTTCCAATGAGAATTGATTTTCAACATTGGCTACATTTTCACCAACAATTTTACCAGCCGCTTTACTAGCCGCACCAGTATCAACATTGATTCCACCAATAGTGACATTGCCGGTGCCTTTACCTGCGCCTTCAACCTTTTTAGTTGCGTATTCAAGCATACGTTTTTGGAAAGGTTCAGTGCCTGGTTTGAGTCCTGCATCAATTAATGTTTTGGCAAACTCAGAGTATTTCTGAACATCAGGGCCTTCATATAACACAAAACCAGTAACAGAATCAACTAAAGAATTTCCAACAACAACTGCTTTATTTGGTTTTTCAATAAGTTCTAGGTCTTTAATATTTCCACTTTTTGCATACAAATCAATGCTCTGCGGAGTATGTTTACCAGCCCGTATTAATTGTTGTAGTGGATCAACACCTTGTTTCTCACGCAACCTTTGTTGTGCCAATGCAACTTCACTAGCGGCCTTACGAGAGATATTTGCAGCTTCTAATGCACCTTGAGTATCTCCAACTTGTTGCAAAGCACTTGCATATTGACCCAACCCCTCTGGAGTGCTTACATCAAACTGTTGTGCCAAGGCATTGCGTATGCTATACAAGCGCATCTGAGGGTCTTCTGCACCCATCAAACCAGCAAACCCACCAGCGGCACGACCAGCACCAGCTTGGATAGCGGCATTTGCATACTGCATAGGGTCAAGTCGCGCCATAGTAATAGCATCTTTCAACCCCTGACGATTGCGCTCTTCCTGATACATCTCAGGACTAACACCAAACAAACTTCCAACAATATCTGTTGCCATGATTACTCCTTAAATTAACCTGTAACGCCAGGGATATACAGTCCTTGACCACCTTTGGCACGATATGCAGCTAGTTGGTTGTTATAGTTTTGCATCATTTCATCTTGCGCTTGTTGTTCTTCAGGTGTTAGTGGTTCTACCCTCCCAAATTCATCAGTACGCAAAGGATTTATTGTGGTTCCTGCGCCAAACAGTCCTGGCAACGCACCGCCAACAAATTCACCCAATGCGCCACCAAACTGAGTGTTTCCACCAGCACCAACCAATGCTCTTGCCAATGGGTTGAACTGCATAGAAGGCAGTCTAGCAGCAGCAGCCGCAGTGGTTCCTCTGATTCCAAGTTCACCAGCCCTTGCACCAGATGCAGAACTCAATTGAGCCAACTGTTGACTCAATGACAAAGGTTGTTGTCCAAGTTGCTCAAGTGATGAACCAACACCAATACCAGTGCTGAATGGTGCATAAGCACCTGTCAAGCCCTGACCATAAGCACCAAGCAAGTTAGCACCCGTACCCATCAAGCCAGCACCAAACTGAACTTGTTGTTGACCAGCTTGCTGTGCGCCAGCAGCCAATTGAGCATCCTGTTGAGCCAAAGCGTTGTAGTACGCTTCCATCTCAGGAGATGATGCCCGTAGACCTTCACCACCACCTGGGCGCATACCAGTGCCACCAACAGACAAGCCACCACGACCCGTTTGAAATAATCTGTTTTGCAGTTGAGCAAATTCACGCTCACGGCTAGGGGCCAACAAGTTTTGTTGTTTTGCAATGTAATCAGCGGCAACTTGCTCTGGAGACTGAGCCAAATACTGTTGACCCAAGCCAAACAAGCCTTGTGCGCCAGCAGTCAAAGGAGCATAACGACCTGCCGCTTGCTCTGCCTCAGTCAAGCCTTGACCAGTTAAGGCAATGACTCGATCTTGCATTGCCTTGAGTTCTGGAGTTAACTGATAACCAGCACTTGTCAATTGACCAGTTGTAGGATCAAACCCAAACTGTGATGTGCCCCAGCGAGTGGTTGTTCCAATGGGTCTGAACTGAGAGCCACCAACAGCTTGACCAGTTGCCCCAGAAATCATCCTGGCTTGTTCTTCAGCAGCTTTAGCCGCAGTTTGTCCAGCCAAAATGCCACCAGCGCCACTTACAGCACCGCCAAGTAAGTTTCCTAATTGACCTGCTGCGCCACCAAGTTGCAATGATGGTTGCCGACCAGTAGCACCGCCTAATAGTCTTTGCAAAAGGCTTTGAGTTGCAGGTTGTTGAGTTCTAGGCGCTGGAGTTCTAGGCGCTGCACCACCACCGCCTCCACCAAGCAATCTTCGCAGTTGCTCAACAGTTAGGTTTCCATACATGGATGGGTTTTGACTTGTCCCAAGGCCACCAGCACCACCTGTTGGATCATCGTAACCTTGCTCTTGAGCCAACTGATAAATCAATTGTTGCTCTTCAGGCGTGAAATTGTATGGAGTGGTGTCCTGCAACATAGTCGCAGGATCATTCATCTCGTCATAATTCGAATAGTTATACCTTGGCTCACTTATGTAGTCAGCATACGGGTCTTCTGTGTAATCTGTTTCCATATTTCCTCCAGTACTTTCAGTAATCGGTGTTTGTGGTGTTGGTGAGGGTGGTGAAAACCCAGAACCATCATTAATAATGTCTTTTGTATCAAATGATGATGCAGTTGTGTCTACCTCAAAAGGAGCCAACTGATTCTGCAAATCTTGTTGTCCAGCAAGAGCCTGTTGTTCAGTAGGAACAGTTGTAGCAGAACCTGGAAAAAGTGAAGCAGCGTTTATGTTGCCAACACCTTGAATCAATGCTTGTTCACCAGTTTTACCAGAAAGTAATCCAGCAGTTGTTCCAGCAGCTACTTGTCCAGCAACAGCAGAGCCAGTTTCTTGGGTGGCGGTGCTACCAGCAAGACCAGCACCAGCATTAATAATTGCAGCTTTAACGGCATCTTCTGGATTTTTGCCAGCCAAAAGATTAGTTGATGTACTGGTAATAAAGTTTTTTACTGCGCCAGGATCACCACCAAGATAATTCCCTACAGCGCCACCAGCAGCGCCAACAATTCCAGCCTTAAGTGCTTCTTCTGGAGACTTACCCTGTGCAACTTGTAAGGCGGCATTTGCCACACCAGTTCCAACTGCTGTAGCTACAGCCGCAGATGTTGCCGCTGGAAGCAGTCCAGCAGTTATCATCTGTTGACCAATAGCCGAACCAACGCCTGGAGCCGCAACACTCAATGCAATTGCAGCAATTACTGGTGCGTTTTGAGACAGGCTTAAATCTTTGTCTACTTGAGCAAGACCTTTGCTAATCGCTGTAAAAGGGTCATTACTAGACAAAAAACTACTAAGTCCACCAAAAAAGCCACCACCTTGTTGCGCTCTTATTCTTTGAGTTGTTGCGTCAGATTCCGCTTGTTTGGTTGCGTGTTCTGTATATCTAGTGCGAATTGTGTCTAAAGGAACATTGTTTTGCTTTAGGTAGTCAATTTGTTTGGTCAATAAAACAGGGTCAGCTTGATTAACTGCGCTACGCACACCATTACGCATAGCCTTTAAAACATACTCTGTTGGATTGGTTGATGCTGCTTCTATATTTTGTTTAAGAAAATTACCCCCCGAAGGGTCATAACCTTCAAGCCAGCGTGTCTCGTTAATGGCATTTTGAAATCCAGCATTAAGTTCATCGTCAAACCCAGGTATTGAAGATAATTTTTTTACCGTTCCAATATCATCTGGAAAGTATGTTTGTATGATATCTAGTGTGTCTTCAGATAATGCCATGTCACACCCCCAATGCCAAAAGAACCTGCAAGCACTTGCAAGTTACATTGAGATTGTTTTGTACTGCGTTCATTACACAGTGCCGTTAGCCACAATGTTGCCCAACACAGTCAGGTTGCCAGAACTGTCAACTTTGAAAACATCAGTGCCTGAGTGCCGAATAAACAAAGTTCCACCACTCTCAACAAAGCTGAAGTTGGTGAAGGTTCCATCTGCCTTGGTTGCAATAGCAGTCTGAATGTTGGTGAACTCAGTATCAATCTCAGTTCCCTTGACAACCTTGCTTGCATTCCCTGGCGACAAAGCATCTTTAGCCGCAAAGTTGGTGGTTTTGGTGTAATTTGCCATGTTTCTTCCTTAAACCAGTTTGCCATTCTTGGCTTGAATTTCAATCTTTTGAATGCTCACAGGATACCCATTGATCTGCACTTCATAACCCGTCTGCACAGTCTTGCCAGAACCTGATGTTTGACCAACCAAAGTCTGCAAAGAAATGCCATCTGAGTAGTAGGCAACAGGAACACCATTTGCCCCATACTCAGCAGTACCATATTCAGCAACAGTAGACTGAGGAATTTGCAATGTGGTTGCGTAATACTGACCAGTGAAGTCATATCCCCACTTGAGAATAAAGCCTTGGTTTGAGCCACCAATCACCACCACAGCAATGCGCTTCAGGATGGATGTGACATTGGTTGCACCCAGGTCAGCATAGGTGGTGAAATACTGAAATCGGTAGGTAGTTGCATGGTCAAGGTAAGTCCCATACTTGCCCACATAACCATTCTTGCCAATCAACAAGTCTCCATTGCGTTTAGCAACGAAAGCAGTTGGAGTGATGGAATCCCACACAGTTACCCGTGAAGAACCATCTTGCAAAGCCGCCTTGGTGTCAAAGCAGTAGGTCTGGGTGGCAATCGGGAAGTTAATCAGGTAAAAGGCATTTGACTCTGAATAGACTGCCTTGATGTTTGCCAATGTCTCAGCATTCACAATCGTCATCAAGTCATCGCGCACATTCTTAGACAAGTCCCGCAAAGGCGCAGACTTCTCCTGAATGGTTCTGAGCAATGAACGCACACCACTGTTTGACAAGAAAACAACATCACTGCCTGTGTTGGCAATAGAGTCCCTTGCAATGCAACCAATGTTGCTTATGGTGTCACTCAGAGACAGGCTTGATGGAGTAGTTGCATTTGCATAAATCAAGACTTGACGCTTGCCAAAGATAAACAAGAATCCATTGTGAGCTGCCAACCCTGTGATCTCATCAGACCCATTAGGCCATACCCGTGAGATGTCCAAAGAACCAGCAGTTCCTGTTGACCAGATGTGCCCTGCCAGCAAGTCAGAGAAAAAGACAGTTACATTGTCAGAAGTGCTACTAGCAGTCCACAAGCGACCATAGGCAGAGATAACAATATTGGTCTGGGGAGCAGTCGCAACATAACCAGTTTTCTCGCTCACTCGCCTAAATGTGGTGAGACTTACAGCAGGGTCATAGATTAGTGGGTCAAAACCCGTCTGAAAGAAATATGTGATGCCATTCAAAGATGCACAGTGCCAATTGGTTGCCGTAATCACTGGGGCAGTCCCACCGCCACCATAGGTCAACTCTGTTACTGTGTTTGTTGTACTCAGTTTAAACAGCTTGTTGTTGCCCGAAAACAGTACAGTTAAACTGCCATCAGTCTGCACCAACTCATGCAAAACATTGATGTTGTTTGCGCCAAGGTTGCCAGAAGCTGCGTTAACCCTTGAAAAGCCTTTGCGAGAGCCAATGCGCCCGTATTGGTCAATCACGCAGTTTGTTGCAATCGCAGCGTATCCAGCCGCTAAATCAAGCGGAGAGTCTTGTGTATTGAGTCCAAAGAAGCCTGGAGCCGATACAGAAAAGGTCTGGATTTGTTGGCTCATGTTGATACAAATTGCTGATTTTCTGGATACCGATTTGCCTCTAAAGCAATGTAATCGGAGAGCATGGATCGGAATAGTGTGTATGCCTCTGATGAAGACAACCCACCATCTTCACCACGCTCAACCAATGCCCTTGCATACGCACCTTGAGCAACAACTACATCTGGCACAAGAACCACAGTGCTATCAGATGCCAAAGTTGCCTGGGGTATTGTCAGACTAAATTTCAGTGTGTACACGCCATCAGGAATTGGAAACAAGCTGACTTTGGTGTTGTAAGACGCATCTAATCCATCAAAGGTAAATTCTGTAGGAATTGAGTTGACCAGGGGCAAAAAACTCTGTTTGCGGTTCATGTCCACAAATGTGATGTTAGTCAAACCAACATTACTGGTTGTGTTGATGGCATCCATCACCTGAAACTTCTGACCAGCACCAGTGAGTGAATATGATGGGGTTGAGGCCACAGTAGTCACAGTGATGGTCTGCCCCAAAGAATTCCAACCAAAAGAATCCTCAACTTGACGCTTTGCATCGTTTACAAACTTTGCAACCAAAGTGGAATAGGTGGTTTCGTTGAAAGTGGTTACAACAGGTTCACGCAAGCGGATCAACACATCGTTGACAAGTTCTAGTAGTGTCATATTCTGGATACTCCTTCAAGTTCAATGGTCACCGCCACAGCAAAAGTTGAAGCAGATTCAGATGTTGCTTTAAGAATATCGCCTTCTTCCATCACAAAATACGCCATTGAACTTCCCCAATCTTGGGTGGTTTTAGAAGTAACTGCTGTTTGATAGACAAGCGAATATGTGGCAGCCGCAGAAGTATCTGTCCAATCAAAGGTAATGTGTTTGTTTGAGCCGCTGGCATTTGCGGCACGAAGCAAAGCAACCCGTCCATAGTACCCAGTGGGTATTGTGAAAAGAGTTGTGTTTGTTGTTGCTGTTAGGTTTGCACCAACTGAAACTGCTCTCATTTTGCTTTTGCCTTGTTCCTTGCGGAAATTGCTCTAGCTTTTGCCTTTGCGTCAGCTTTGGAGCTTGCACCCCATGCCTTTAGCGAAAGAAGCAGTCTCGTTGGTTCACCATTCTTGAACTCAGGGCCATCATTTCCACCCATTCGAGCCAAGAAACTTGCTCTGCGAGGGTTGTCCCCCGACTTTACTGGTGCCTTTAAGTTGCCACCAGTTTCTGCATTATAAGATGCTCTCCCCTTGGCATTCAACCCCCCTTTGGGATTTTGACCAGCTTTTGTTTGCCATGCAGGAGTTTTCATCTGTTACCTCATCTAAATCTTGCCGTTTTCTTTGCAATTGCCTTTGGTTGAGCAACAAACTGTTTACCAGCAGCAGTGCCTTTCCTCTTGGCTTTGGTAGTCGCCGCATACTCAGCAGCACTCAAAGACTTGATTGCCGCCTCTGGCAGATACCTTTCCCCCGTCTGAGAGGATGGTTTACCACTCTTGGTGCGCCATTTCTGCTTACTCCAATCCTTGAGAGACTGTTGAGGGTCTTTCACTTCTTAGCCTTCTTGGGAGGAGTATGCGTCAAGACCTTACTTGATGGTGTGTGCTTGGCACCCGTCATCAAAGTCTTGCCTACTTTGTGCAGTTCACCCTTGTAGACCTTGCCATCAGGCAAATAGTGAGTTGCTGACTTGCTCATGTTTTGTATCCCCCACCCTTTGATTTGTACTCTTTGGCTAAAAGTTGTGCTTTTCTTGCAGACCACTCACCAGGGTCACCGCCAGAAGTGCCAGCTTTAATCTTCTCAAACAATGCTTTTCGCATAGTGGGTTTTGTATACACCCCTGCTTGATTGACTTTAGACTTGGCTTTCATTTCTTCTTGGCCTTTCCTGCTTCAGACAAAGCTATTGCCATTGCTTGCTTTGGGTCTTTGACCACCTTTTTATTGGAGGTTAATTTACCCTTGCCAAACTCAGTCATCACTTTGCTAATCTTGGCTTGTGCTTTAGTCTTTTTCATGTCAGTACAACACTTTAGCCGTGATGGTTCCAGAGGTGTATGCGGTGCAGTTAGCCCTCAAATACTTGGGAGCATTGGCAATGGTTACGATGCCATCAGCAGTCAATGCTGTACCAATTGTTGCGTAAGTTGTTCCATCCAAACTGCCTTGCAAAGCAACAGTAGCAGTAGTGATGCCCACAACTTGCAGAAATGCGGGTTGACCAGCATCAGCTTGCACAGCTTGAGATGCACCAGTTGCAACAACTGCGCTCAAAAGCGTTTTTGCGCTTGATAGTGAACTCATTTACCTCTCCCAGACTTCTTCATCATGTTGGTAGCAGTGCGACCACCACGCATAGGCATTGGCATCTTTGGCTTACCAATCGCAACCATAATGGTCACAGGAACACCCTTTTTCTTGGTGGCACTTTTAGTCTCTTTGGCTTTACCACCCATTTTCATTCCATACATAATGTTCTCCTTATTTGAACAATCTATCTGTCATAAAAGTGATGAAACCGCCAGCAATGCTTGCGATAGTCATACCCATCCAAAATCCACCTTTGCCTTTGTTGGCAAGTTCCAACAGAGCCTTCACATCTTTGCTTAAAGAGTGAACTTCTGTCTGGAGAGCTTCCACTTGAGCCTCCAGTCTTCCAAAATCTCTAGCGTCTATATCAGACATTTGCAACTTTCCTTGGGCGACCCATGCGCCGTACAACTGGCGGCATGAAGGGAGTATCTGTCCTCACTTCATCAGGAATGTCAGGCACTTCTTGTTCATCAATACGAACATAACCCTGATGACCCTTCATTGAGTCAATATCATGTTGCAAGGTAAAACTTACTGTGTTACCAGACTGAAGACAGCGGAAAGTAGCCATTGAAACCCTTAAATAAGAAAGGGGGGACTAGCCCCCCTATCCTCACACCATGCGAGCAGCTACAAGACGAATCTTGCAAGATGCCAAGTCTACAGTGCTACCAGATTCGTTTTGAACACGAATACTAATAACATTTGCGGCAGAGACATAAGCAGTGACGCTCATGCCAACTTCATCCACGGCAAAAGAACAACCCAAGACCATATCGCCCAAAGCCACGCCAGGAACGGCAACAGTTTCGGTTTCACCCGCACCATCAACCAAAGAACCAGCATCAAGCGTTGCGACAACAGACCAAGTGTCATTAAAAATACCACGGAAAGTATCGTTGTTTCTATCTACAACAACAGCGGTAGCAGCAGCCATTTTGATTTCTCCTAATTAGGTTAAAAAAGTCCCCCCACCACTATGGCAGGGGGCGCAACTGCAATTAGGCGGGAACCAAAAGTGCAAACATAGATGCAGATTTGGCTGCACCACTGCTTGCGGCGGCACGAAGAATCTGAACGCCATACAAAGTGTCAGAGGTAAACAGAGTAGCCAAATACTCTTGTTTATACTGAACTTGTGATCGAACAGCAACTTGCTCAACCAAAACCACTGCGTCCTTGTGACCCATGATACAAACCCTTGCAGCAGCAGAACCTGATGCAGTGTCGCAATTGCTTGAGACAAACACAGGGATGCCATACAAGTTACCGATCTCACCAGTACGAATGGTGCTATTAGTACCACCCACAAAGGCTTGTTCAGTGTAACGAGCCAAACCCATCAGGGTGTTGCGACTTGATGGAGGAATCAAGAAGAAACGCTGATCCATTGGGGTATCGGTATCATCCAAACGCTGAATAGTGCGGCGAATGGCGGCATCGGTCAGTGCTGACTCATTGTTGCTTGCGGCAACATAAGCAGAAGTACCATCACCACCAATGAACGCGCCAGTTGCGTAAGCATTAGTACCTGCACCACCATTGGTAGAACGACCCAACTGAACCAAGTCGGTATCGACTTGTTTAGCCAGGGAGTAACCAGCATCAGAGGTGTAGAAGTTACGCAAGCTGTTCAGGGCTTGAGCCTCGACAATATCTTCAATCAAACGAGAATACTCGTAATGCTTGTTGATAGACACGTTTACTTCAGACTCAGTAGCGGCAATCAAAGTGACTGCTGTTTCTGCGGCCTTGGCAGATGCTGAACCACGGGTAGGTGCGGGGATATGAATCGTATCGCCCTTCTTCCCTTTGAAGTTCATCTTCATAACAAGGTTAGCAAGAACCAAGTTTTTCTTGTAAGCAGCAATAATCTCATCACTCCAAATGTCAGGGATGAATTTGTCTGCTGTGGTTACAGTAACTGAGTTACTGGGGGAAAATGAGGTTGCCATTGTTGTTTCTCCTTAGAAACGATAAGTTAAGTTACTTAACCCGTCCATCTGCGTATGCTTTCATAATTTCTTCAGAAAGCGCATCGTAGCGGTCAGGTTCCGTCATCTTCAGCCGAATCAGGTCAGCCCGTCTGTAAACCCTCTTTGAACTCTCACCAGTTCCACCAACATCCACTTGTGCGGCCTTCATGCTCTGCTTCCTGGCGGTTTCACCCGCTTGTTCAGTCTGCTTAGACTTGACACCACGCAACTGCTTGTAGGTAGAGAGCAACTCATTGGCACTATCGTAATCGAACTCACCATCTGCTTTTGCATACAGACCAAGGCGAACAGGCGAGGATTTCACCCAATTCACAAAGTCCTGATCTTGAGCAATCTGATTGTAGTCAGGATGCTCTTGCGTTAGCTTCTGCTGAATCTGCATCCTTTTGAAATCCACACCCGCTTGACGGGCTGCGAGAACATCAGGATGGTTATCAATAGTCTTCTGAACTGCCTTTTGTGGATTCTCAAAGAAATCTACTTCAGGCTCTTCCTCTTTAATAGTCTGTTGCTTTGAACTGAGGTTCTGCTTTATGAGTTCGTCAGCAAGTTTCCTTACCTCTCCCACTTCTTGCGCTTGCTTGCCAATCAACTTCTCAGCTTCTTGGTGCATCCGAACAATGTCTTCCAGACTTTTATCCCTGTATTTATCAGGGAGTCCAGGGCTTGCTGGCGCAATGGTGTCAGACAACTTGGATTCTTCAGCTTCTAACTCACTCTTCATCTCAGGTTCGTTATCAATCAACATATTATCCCTTTTTCCTGCCGTTTCGGTTATAGGAGAATCAACTCGGCGTTTATGCTTGTGAGTTGTGCTTTTGCTCAAACTTCAACTGATCCAGGTGTTTTTTCTCGAACCTTCCATGCTCTGATGGGAAAGAACCAGACCACCCTTCTAACTTGAAGTTAGGAGCAGAAAGAATGCGGTTGGCTGTTTCACCACATTCACACCTAAAACTGATCGACTCATAATCGGTCAGTCTTTCGGTTTTATGCCCGTTTGCACAGGCAAAATCAAACATTCTTTTCATTGAGTTCCTCGTATGCTCTCTCGCTTGCCTCTTTCAAGGTTTTCAGCCAAGTTAGTATAGAAAGTTCACCTTTTTTGAATTGTAGGCTTTGTTCATCAGAAATCACAGATATATTATTTAGGGATGCAATCATGGTGTCAATATCTTCCACCAAGTCTTTCCACCCATCACTTCCCATCATTGAGAAGCGACTTTCATAATATTTCTGGAGTTCTGGGGTCATTCACTTGCCGCCTGTAATGGAGCCAAATCTTCATTTGTCCAAAAGTCTTTTGCAAGCATGATTTTCAAATGCTCTTTGTTGCGTGACAAGCAGTCTGCCCAATCAGCATCTTCCATACCTTCGGGCTTGTCGCCGTTGATGAGGTTCACGCTGTCCATAGCGGCGCTGTAGTGCTGGGCGATTTGTTCTGCGGTGATTTCATTCATGCTGATGCTCCGTTGATTTGGGCTTTAAGGCTGTCAACCTCTGCTTTGAGTTCTTGGACGGCCTTCCAAAGGATTGCTATCATTGGGGTTTGCTTTAAATGCAGAAATCCTTCTTCATCTTCTAAAACAAGATTTGGTTTTATTTCTTTAACTTGTTGTGCAATCCAACCAATTTCTTTGCTACCACCATCACTTTGTTTCCATTCATAATTTACAACTTCCATTGCCATAACATCGGCAAGTTGATTGTTGGCTGGCGCAATGTTTGTTTTTAGGCGTTCATCAGAACGACCAGATGTTGTGCCATTTGTCCAAATTGTGAAACAACTTGTAGTGCTGTCTGTTCCATTAAATATATATTGTGTTGTGTTATTTGGAGATGCCGCTGAAAGAAGAACTCTCATTCCAAACGGAGATGTTGCTGATGTGTTTTTAACTTGAAAAGCAATTTCACTGGCGGCAGATGCGGCAGTAAACCCAGTTCCACTTGCATCCCAATAAGCCCTTGGATTCCCATCCCCATCAGACAGCACGATGTAGTTGCTTGCTGTGCGAATGTCTAAGCCGCCTTGGTTGCCCATGTAACCACCAAGCACTACGTTTGATACACCTGTTGTTATGTCTTTTCCAGCACGATAGCCAATAAACACATTGCTTCCGTTTGTGGCATTAGAACTGTAACCAGCGTGATAACCAAAAAATGTGTTTGCCCCGCCAGTTGTGTTTGTATACCCCGCCTGATAACCTACAGCAGTGTTGTTGCTGGCGGTGGTGTTATATTCAAGTGCAGAACTACCAAGGGCTGTGTTGTATTGGCCTGTGGTAGTGCGAAGAAGTGCTTGATAGCCGCCCCCCGTGTTATCCGTTCCAGTGGTGTTATAGTAAAGTGTCTGATGTCCAAAAGCAGAATTAAACTGCCCCGTTGTATTTGTATAAAGTGTCCTATTTCCTAAAGCCGTGTTGTTAATGCCGATGGTGTTGGAATAAAGAGACTCCCTACCAAAAGCGTTGTTAAAATTTCCAGTGGTGTTACTTGTTAATGCTTTTGCGCCAAAAGCATGGCTGCTATGACCAGTGGTATTTGCTGCAAGAGCAGACTCACCAACTGCCAAAAGGTTAGAACCAGTAGTGTTTGCTTGAAGGGCTGCATACCCCACGGCAGTATTGTTTGCACCTGTTGTGTTTGCCGCCAAAGCACTCGCACCAACCGCAGTGTTGGTGGCTACAGCACCTGCGCCTTTACCGACTGTCATGCCTTCAACCACTGCGCCACCAGTTAGGGTAGATACGCCAGTAACACCTAAAGTTGTAGATGCAGAAATAGATGTTGCCGCCACTGTACTTGGAGTAGTTGCCCCCAAAGTACCATTCATTGCCGCACCAGTTAGCGTCTTATTGGTTAACGTATCAGTCGTTGCTTTACCAACCAAAGTGTCAGTAGCCGCAGGAAGCGTCAAAGTGGTAGTACCAGCCACCGCAGTTGCCGTGACTGTAGTAGTGCCTGATGTGGTTCCAGCAAGAACAAGTGTTCCAGAACCTAGTGTTGAGGTTGCCATAATTTTCCTTTAAGGTGTTCCATTGGAGACAATGTTTGCAGAAGAGGTAATCAATCCAGTTGAAGACATTGATGCAATTGTCGTTGCCCCATACTTGAATATCAACTTTCCACCACTTTCTTCAATTGTGAAGTTTGTAGTCAAGAGTTTAGGTGTAGATGCCGCAGTTCCAGTAGTGTTCTGGTTAAATGTTGGGAATGAGGTCAAAGATGCCGCTGACCCATTGGGAGCCAACACATCAGTACCAATCACCAATCCAAGGTTTGTCCTGGCCCCAGATGTAGTAGTTGCACCTGTACCACCATTCAAAACCGCAACAGTACCCGTCACATTAGATGCAGTGCCCGTGGTGTTTTGATTAAAGGTAGGGAAAGAAGTCAGACTTGCAGCCGACCCACTTGGAGACAGAACATCTGTTCCTATGACCAATCCTAGATTGGTTCTGGCATCACCAGCAGTAGATGCACCAGTACCACCATCAGCAACTGCTAAATCTGTGATACCCGTGATTGAGCCACCAGTGATGGAGACATTGCTTGCCGCTTGGGTAGCAATTGTTCCCAAACCACTAACATCAGCAGTGGTCAGAGTAATAGCACCAGTGCGCCCTGCAACTGAAGTTACAAGGTCAGTGTTATCAACTTTCTCCCAAGCAGTGCCATTAAAGATGGCCCAATCGCCTTGTGTCCAAGTGGTAATTCCATTGAGATTGGTTGAGCCTGTTACAGAGATAACATAGTAGTCTCCCTTTGTTCCTACGCTAGAAACAAGGGTTGGGGTGTTGGTTGATGCGTTCCAAGTGCCTTTGTAGTTCACAAATCCAGACAGGGCCGTAATTTGAGACTGAAGACTTGTCAGAGTATCAAGTACAGACTGAGAAGTACCGCCACCATTGGTAATAACTTTGATGCGTTCAGCAACATCAAAAGGAACAACCTCACCAACATTGATCTCACGACCATCATCAAGAGTGATAATGAGGCTACCATCAAAATCAATGCGAGCAGCGGCAACGCCAGTGCCGTCAGAACCATCAACTCCATCACGCCCAGGTGAACCATCTCGTCCTGCTGGGCCTGTTAATCCTGCTGGCCCTTGCTTGCCATCTCTTCCATCTTTGCCATTCTTGCCATCCTGTCCATCTTGTACAGAGGCAACTTTGCTCTGAATCTCGCCATTCAACTGAGCAAACTTTTGCTCCATGTCTGACTTGATCTTCTTCAAGCCTTGGATGACAAGTTCAGCACCCTTGCCAATAGACTCGCTCTTGGCCTTGGCAATCTTCTCAGCAGCAGACTGTTGCAAAGCAGTAATGATCTCCATCTGCTGTTCAGCAGAGATTCCATCAATTCCTAGCTTACGCTCAAGATCAGCGATGTCCATTTAGGTCAATTCCCTGGAAAGACGATTGAGAAACTCATCTTCAACGCTCGACATTTTGCCCTTCTTGTCAGCCATTTGCAACTCAACAATCTTGGACTTGTTCTTAATATCAGCTTCTTTCAGCATCAATTCAGCAATCTTAACCCGCTTGTCAAACTCTTTTGAACCAGCATCATCTTGGTTTGGCAGGTTCTTGGTCATTGCCGCCATGTTCTTGGCTTGCACTTCTTGAGGCATCAACTGTGCTTCAATTGATAACTTCTGAGCCTCTGCCCGATTCTGTTCAGCTTGAGTCGTATTAACAGCAATTTGAGCCTGTGCAGCTTGCATAGCCAACTGCTGTTGCATCTGAGCCATTTGCTGTGCTTCAGGATTAGGTTGGCTCATCTTGTCCAACTGCTCCATCAGTTCATAGCGGTTGGTCAGTGAAGAATTAGCCAAAACACCTTTGAGAATCAATGGCAACACAGGAGTGTTAGGGCCAAGAGTCTGAAGCAACCCAATGAACATCTGTTGCTCATGCTCACGGGCAATGATGCCCAGAGTTGCAGTAGGAATGAAAGTCATGTCTACAGAGGGGTAACGCTCTGGGTCAAACTGCATATACCTAAAAGCCGCCTTCTGAATGAAGGGGATCAGGAAGTCTTCTTGGAAGTTTACCAGAGTACGCTTGTACTTCTTGATGATGGTGGCAACTGCCATAGACATACCGCCTTGGCCCATGTCTCTAGCACCAGCACTGACCATGCCTTGAGAATCCAAAGTTCCTGTGGATTGCAGGAGCATACGTTCGAAATCCTTGGCAGTTGCTAGGTTGTTGCCATCAGTCTGCCCAAACTTGAAGGGATAGAGAATCTCTGAAGGTGCGCCATTGGTGAGAATGGCCTTTCCAGGCTTGACTTCAAACTTAGCACCACGGGGCAGACGGGTTGCATCCATTGCAATCATGGGGCTGGTGGTCAGCGCCAATGAATCCAAGTGGGAACGAATCTGAGCATCAATAGCCTTTTGCATATTGAAGGCTTTTTCCACTGTGCCACGCCCAAGCAGACGATTGGGAACAGTGTCATCTTGATAGGTTAGAACAGGGCGATCCTTCATCATGTAAGGATTTGCCTCTGCTTTGAGCAACTGCCCATCGTTGGCAATTACGACAATGGCCTCAACCATGTCTGAATATTCTTCAGCAGCGGAACTCTCAGGAAACAAATCAACAATATTCTTGTTCTCTTCAAGGTTCTCTAAGTACTCACGGGGAACCAAGCCATAGTAGGTCAGCAACAATACCTTTTCATCCTGGTACTGGCTCACTTCTTGGGTGGGTTCTAAATCGGTATCTTCATAAGTGGGCGTAATGTCTACTTTGCGGTAGATTCCACGCTCAATGCCTTCAACAATCTTGTGAATAGAGATGTACTTCTCAATTGCCACCCCCATACAGTCATCGACTGAAGTACCGTTCGGGTCAAAAAGAAAGTTTTTTGGATTTACAGGTGAAATTCTGACTGAAATACGCTCTTTTTCCACAACTCCAATGGCGGCTTGGCCCATTTGCCCAGGAATTGCCTGAGTAGAGGGTACAAACTGCTTTTCAGTCTTAACGACAATCTCGCCAATGCCTGTGCCGTAGATTTCTGCCATCAATTCAATGGCATCAATGGATTTACGAATCTTGTCCCGCTTGAAATCTTCCATCAACTGGGCTTTTAAGACTCCAACATCAATGGGGTTGTTATTCACATCCCGAATGTCATCTTGAATGTCAAAGAACTCGCCTTGCCCAAAGATAGCTTCCATGATCTCAGCATGGCGAGTCTCAACGGCTTGTTGGGTGGCAGGGGTTACGATGCGTGAACGCTCAGACTCACGGGTTTTGTCTTCAGATGCCCACTGACCACGAAAGATTCGCTCGTATTCCAGATAATCAGGCAGGTAGTTGGTGTCTCTCCAATCACGCCAGCGGTTGCAATGGTCAGTAACAAAATCAGTCAGGTCTTTATCAGCCTGTGTAGGCTCATAAAACTCACCTTGTTCTAGCTTTTCTTGCTTATCTGTTGCCATTAAACCCCCGATATGATGTCTACAGGCTCCCACTCTTCATCTTCTTCGGCCTCAAAGTAAGATGTTACAGCCAATTGATCGATATAACTCAAAGCATCAGGAAGGTCATCATGTACGCCATTGGCAGGAAACATCAAGAGTTGATCGGTGAATGCGTCCCAATCTTCTTCAGAGTTCAGCACAATACGCCCATGCTCAAACCGCCCTTGGAGACTCCAGATGATTCTGTCTGTCTTTTTCCTGTTGCCATGCGTTAGGTCAACTATGTGGGAATATACATTATTTTTCCGCATCAAGTCACTGAGGTAGGGCAAAACAGCGTTTTTAAGTGCACCACGCTCGATTCCCACCGAAATTGGCCTGTAATCCCGCATCTTCATCAGGATTTTGGCAGCAGTTTCCCGAATGTCCCACCGCCCATGGTCAATCTCTTTGACAAACCACTTGCCATCATCAGTGACCTTGACCACTGCAATGGCACTCTCATCTAGTCTTTTTTTCGCGTTAGCAGCTTGTTTAGCCACTTCTTCAAATCCTGCCAAGTCGATTGCAATGAAGTAACTACCATACTCAGGTTCCACACCATATTTGATCCAATCTTCTTTAAAAACATCACTTCCTGCGTTGTCAAAGGATGCCAAGTATTCCTGCTTGAAAGCAAAAGAACTTAGCGTCTTCTTGGCAGACTCAATCTCAGTTGGGTCTATCAATGGGTTGTCTTGGGTTGTGAAGTGCCAGGACTTCCAATCAGGATCATCTCCAGATTGCCCCAGCTTGAATAGATCATAGAACCAGTTGCGACCCTTGGGTGTGCCGATGAATATGGCTCTGCCTTTTTTGTCTGACAGAGAAGCCCTGATGACTTGCTCCCAGGCTTCAGGCTTAATGTCCGCAACCTCGTCTAGCACCGCATAGGTAAGGGACACACCCCGCAGGGTATCTGGTCTATCAGCACCACGAACATAAATCTTTGCACCATTTATCATGGTGATATCCATATTGTTGATGTGACTGTTCTGGATAACATCCCGTCCAATCTCCAACAACACATCCCAAATGATCTGCCTAGCCTGACCATTGGTAGGCGCAACATAGAGAACAGCACTTCCTGCTGGGCAACGCAATGCTTCAATAATTAGCGTAGTAGCCGCTAACCTAGACTTACCACAACGCCTACCCGCAGCCACAACCTTAAACCTTGTTTTGTCAGTAAAGACTGTTTGTTGCCAAGGAAGGAGTGAGAAGTTGAGGTCAGACATTTTTTGTTTCTACATCAGTCACATCTTGCAAGGGTTCTATCTCTACGCCACCAATGCCTGTGATGTTGATGGTAACGGCATTCCTTTGCTTGCCTTCTTTCTCAAACAGACTGACAGGAAGCATCCTATCCATACAGAGTTTGAGCATAGCCGCCTGTGCTGGGTGTTCATCATTCATGGCAATCTCAATTGCTTTGTGAACAACATTGGAACCTGCACTGTTTATCAGGAGGTCTTTGAGTTCTTTGATGCGCTGAACTTCAGTCTTTGGCAGGAGAGCCGCAGGTCTTTCAGCATAGGTAGCCATAGTGAACTTCTTGTTCACAGCACCTTTGGGGCGACCCTTTTTCTTTAGGTTGTTTGGCAGTGCATCAATCACATTCATACTTTACCCAGTTATGGAAGTAGGTTGTCAGCAGTCTGGGCGCTCATCTCCAGAAACTCTTGGTAGGCACTTCCTACCCTCATTCTGCGCCGTACACAGAACCATTTATTCCACCAACACGGCTGGAGACTGTGGAGGAATTACCAGAGGCAGCGCAAGACCTAAGTCGGCAACTGCTTGAACCATTCAATCTCCATGCGTCTTGGCAACAACAATGTAACTCAGTTTCTTTTATTTGACAAGTGGGGTAAACCCTAGTACATTCTTCACGGGGCCATAACCCAGCCCTCCATGCGGTTGAGCCGACCAAGTGGGATAAACATGGCAAATCAGGCGAGTTTCTAGTAGGACTCCCTCAACGCTGAGATAGCGCCAGGGACTACCTGAACGGGGCAAAGTAGCTTGTACAAAGGTTGTCTGACAAACAACAGTTGTCGCCTAGGAACGCAAGTTCACGCTATCAAGCGTATAAACAAGAGGCTCACTTCTTTAAGAAGTACCACCCTACACGGGTAATGGCTATCGTCTGTACTTCTTAATGTCTGTAGCACCTACTCCCTTCCCAATAAAAGCTAGTCATTTTTGTAGGTAATCCTAGGTTGGCTTTTCTTGTGGGTGGGAGGCACCACAAAATCTCTCACACCACGACCACCCCCTCCCCCCCCATCATTGTTGCGCCACTACAACACAGGGTATGTACTTACGGGTAAACGAGTAAGGGTAAACCCTGAGAATTAATTAACCGACCAGTCGGACGGTTATGCGTAAATTGCATAAGCACCCTTTCGGGTAGACCTACTGTACACACAATCGTACACAGGATTGTATACACTATACTAGAACATAGATTGTTATCTTAATACATTATGGTTCATATGGTAAGCACCTATATAAATAATGGGGGAACCTAGGGTTTATCCCTATATCTTTGCATGGGTGATGGCGTTATTATTAGTGCACTAGGACAACAAACCTAGTGGTTCATTCAATCAACTTAATAGGTGTCACATGTTAACTATTCATAAATCTAGCCACTATGCCGCGCACTTAAGTACATCAGGCTTAATTGTCGAGTCAACCCATAAATCAGGTGGCAAGTTACTCAGGTTCGATCATCTTCAATTTAATGAATACGTTGATGCACTCAGAACCGCCATCGACAATGATGAATCTGACGCATTGTGCCGCGCACTTTTGAAGGATTAACCATGTATCCCCAAACCGCACTGCAAGCACTCAATTATCTGAAAACCCTGCCCGATTGTGACTTTGTTGACTTCTCAATTGAAGGGGCTTTTTTCCACCAAACCCCTTATCTCATGGGTAAAACCCGCGATGGCCAATGGATTGTTGCCTGGGACATAAGTGAAACAGAATATTATCCCGATCATCCTGAGCACATTTAACTAGGGTTTGTCCCTATTTCCAAGGGGCTTAATCGCCCCTAAAATTTAAACTCACTCACTCAATAGGCGTTAACATCATGGATAAAATCACACAATCAATCGATTCCCTTAATCGTGCTAAACAAGGGGATTCACTCTTAAATTACCCTGCTATCGTGCAAGGCTTTGCAGCCAAGGGCATAGCCCACAATGACATTATGCCAAGGGTAAATATCTTCACTTATAACGCTTGGCAAGCCCTAGGTCGCCAAGTGCGTAGGTATGAAACGGGCGTTAAATGTGTCACTTGGATCGAAACCAATAAAGATGGCAAACCCGATAAGTTATGCCGTTCTGTAACTGTATTCCATATCTCGCAAACCGACCCGATTCAATAACCAGGGGCCAATATGAAACCTACAAAATGCCTAATCACTGGTAACTGGTTTATCACTGGTTATGCCACTGGTAGAAAATATTGGGGGTCAACTCCAAGGGATTGTGAGCAAAACGCACAATTGTATTTTTACAGATAACTAGGGTTTATCCTAATTGCATGGGGGCATTTTGCCCCTACCATTCAACAATCATTCAATCAATAGGCTTTTATATGAATCAACAAACATCACCCCAAGCACTTACTGAAGATCAAATAGAGCGCAAGGTTTCATGCGCCATTGATCGATTAGATCGTCATTTGCTGACAAACCAGATCAATCAAGACCAATACGATCGGGATATTGTCTCAATAGATAAGTGGGCGCAACAACAATATGATTATTCTAAATCCATAGGTGCATAACATGGATTATCAAGACAAAATTGTAGTTATCGGTTCGGCCTTGGCTTTCATGGCCTTGGCTTTCATTCTTTGGACATACTGAAAGGCTTAAATAAAATGAAACATACCTATATTGTTAAATTTGTAAGCCCGACCGACCCTAGCGATTGGTCAAGGATCGAATTTTCATCAATTACAAAAGCCCTTGGGTTTCTGTCTCTGATGCTCAAGCGCGGCTGCATTTGCCAAGTATTCCAAAAATAAAATCAAGGCTCAAGGGGATTATGTCCCCTTTGGCCTGGGCTTTGGCTTGGGGATTCATTAACTTTTCAAAAGGCGTTCAAAATGTCAGCTTTCATCGTCACCGACACACACATTAATGCTCTGGTTCGATATGCCTCACGGCATAAGTTATCAGTTTTTTTCAACAGGCAATTAGGTTTCCCGTTTGGAAAAGAGCAGTTAAAAACTTACGATAATGAGCAAGCCATTGCTCAAATATTATTAGACGAAAATGTTAAAAGCGTAAATTATCGTTATAGTGATAATGAGGTTATGACAATAACTTATGATCCTGGCGCACCAATATTAACGGCAATTCAGGCAATTAAAGCTGCTCACTGCTTGAAATATCAATCAAATGAATGCGATGATTTTGAAGAGTCGATAGCGTTTAAACTGATTGAAGCAATTATTGCAGACGCAATTCCACGGCTGGAGGGTTACGAGTCCGCAAGCTGGGCCATTGCCGACAAGGTGACAGCATGAGCAAAATAACCATAACCATTAATACCGAAAACTCAGCATTTGAATACGATCCTTGGGGTGAAATTGCTGATATTTTGCAAACAGTTGCCCATGATGCCAGACGATATAACGAGCTTCAAGACTTTATTCGGGACAGCAATGGCAACAAATGTGGAACGATAAAAATTGAGCAAGGCGTTTAAACATGATATATGCGACTTTGGCTCTTTTGCTTCGTATTTTGACTAGAAAAAAACTCACTTGAAAGGCTTTTATGAATAAACAGATCAAAGAAATCAACGACAAAATTATGCAGAAATGCAGTTTTGTCACATTGGAATCAATGGATGAAACAGGGTTTTGTTTTGATTTAAGGGTGGACAATATTATTTTTGGCCCTTGGGGAATCGAGAATGCCTATGATTGCTCAATCACAGAAGGGAAAATGCCCATGATGGAATTGCGAGACATGGGCATGACTGAAGATCAAGAAATCCAACTCATGCAAGAAATCAATAATGCCGTGTCAATTTGTGAAAACCTAACATCTTAAGTCAGCAACCACTAACTGAAAGGCTCAAAATGATTTATTACATTAACTACAGACTAAACGCTATCGGTCAAGCTGCTGTGACCCAAAAAGTTTTGGAAATTTGCAGTAAAAAAGAAAACATCTATCCTGACGCATTCTTTGAAGATGCAGAAGACGCAAGAAATGATATTTATGGTTCAGGCGGCCAAGCTTTTGAAATACACTGGACTTTGACCGATAGCCGCAACCCTGTGGTCGTTGATGTGTGGCCCGAATGGTTTGATGAGCAAATTCTTGAAGAATGAAAATAACACAATCACAATAAGTCAGCAACCACTAACCTAGACCCGCCAAGTGCGGGTTTTTTCTTGCCCTGTTTTAAGCCCTTGCAAGCCCTACCATGTAGGGTGCATTGGGTTGACCAAGAAAACCCATTTAAAAGCCCTTTTAAGCCCTTTAGCAAGCCCTTTTGTGGTCAATCATCATCTTGGTTTGGCAGTGTAGTGACAAGGCCCACATAATTCAGGTTCATTTCAGGGTCTAGGCCACAGTTAAAAAAGTGGCCCGCTTGGTCGATGGCAACCTTTAACCCTTGGGTCATGTTTCCATTTCCGATCAATTCCAGAATGGCCCTTTGTTCGGGGCTTAAATCCAGTTTGAAATCAGTCTGGGTTCTGAGTCGGTTTATTTTGTTTGCCATTTACCATATCCTGCCAGTACAAGGCCATGAGTAATGCCTCTGCGCGGTTACCATCTTTTTTCCTGAGTAGCTTGGCTTCAGGCCAAAATGATCGGGCTAAATCAAGGCTTTCATTTTTATCTGCTGATAAATGAAAATGTTTCTTCCATTTTTGAGGAGTGACGAATGACAGGGGGGCAGTTAATTCGGCAACTGCTGAGATAACACCAACCGCCCTGCCAAACTGAAAACTGCTTGCAGAACCATTGCCTGGGAGTGACCAGACATATTCCATACAGATTTGGGCATCTTCTTTTGGGTCTATTATTTTCAACAAATGATTTTTGAATACAAGCGCAAGAATGTGTTTGTCCTTGTGCTGTATTTCAAAAGAATCGAGATAATCACCCCTTGCACTCAAGGCTCCCAATGCGCCAGATATTGAACCTGGGTCAATTCCGATCCAAATGGTCATTGTGGGCTTTCATGGTGTTGATTAAATCGGTCGAAATCCCAAGCCATAGGTATGTTGGGCATTTCTCTAACTCCTGTGCCCTGTGCCATGCTTGACCCTTCCAGCCTGGAGTTTTTGCCATTAAAACAAGATGGGCCAATGTCTCCGCATACAACGAGGGCATGGTTGACAAGGTGCTGTGCAACGGCAAGACCTTGTTTTCTTTTGTTGAGCAAGTGGTGGGCTTCATGTATGTTCATTTTGTCATCTTTTCTTTAAAACCTTGATAAAAATCACCGCTGTCCTTCAGTTTGAAAAGACCGAAACCTTCTTCAAAATCAACGGCATATCTTTCGCAAATGTAGTCGGCATATTCCATTTCAAGTTGGGATGTTCTCATTGCGGCCTCGAATTGTTGCTCAGTCATGGGAACCTTTGCAATTTCAGCGGCTGCGCGGGTGATTGCTAGGCGAGTGGCTTCAGCAGTGTTAATGCCCGTCCTGACGAAAACCAGCGGTGTATCTTCTTTGAAACGCACCTGAACATTCCCTTGGCTAATGTTGATTTTCATCTCCAACTTCACCGCTAAACGCAGTGCATCGCCATCATCTTCAAGGGGGTTCCAAGGCTTTGCTTCAAAGATGTTAAATCCTGGCGGCAATCCAGTGCAGTTACGCCAAACACCATTGGGGTCTTTTATTGCGTTGATTCTCGCCCCTTTTGCAGCCAACTCTATCAGTTCACCATCAGTCATGTCACCATCTTTTCTTTGAAGGCTTCATAATAATCCCCGCTTTCCATCAGCCTAATCAAAACATGATTATTGCCAACAGGGTGGTTAGCCTCAATGAACTCTGCATATCGGTCTTCCAACTCATATGTGTTCATTTTGTCCTCAAACTCTTCTTCGGTCATGTTACTTTTCCTTTCAACGCATTTCTGATTTGTGCCATGATTTCTGGCGGTGGTGGGCCTGTGTGCTTTTTGTCTTCATCCAGCTTGAGTAAAGCAGGATCACGGCCTTGAACGGGTGCAACAGATACCCTCGCCATGTCGCCAAAGGTGGGCTTTGGTAAAACCCACTCAGCTTTAAAACCTTGCCAATTTCTTACAACTACTTCCTTCAAGGCATCCTCAAGGCTAAACCCAGCCTTGTCAGCTTCCTTTTGGATTCCATCGATCACCAACTGGGTGACCTGGGCTTTCTTTGACTTTCGATGATTGACAAATTCCTGCCAAACAGATTGTGAAACGCCGTCAGGCGTTGCAACGATAGTTGCTCTCTGTCTCTTCTCTGTCTCTTTCTCTCTCTCTGTCTCTAACTCTGGGATAGCAACTTGCTTGCACTCTGCTAGCACTCCGCTAGCAATGACAAAGAAACCCTTATCAATCAATGGCTTAACACCATCTTGATAGTCTTTCGGGGTAATGTGGAGTCTGAACACAAGCTCATCCAGTGAGCCATCAAAAGTGCCGTCTTTGGACTCTGATGCTAGCAACCACATCAAAGGTGCTAGCGCCTTGCTAGCAAGTGGCAAGCTCATGTAGCTTCTGTCATTCAGTATTGAACGATGAAACTTAATCCACGGGGGAGAGCGATGCTTATAGTGCTGGAAAGAAACCCAGTTTTTGGGAATTAATTGCATATCAACCTTAAGTCATAGGTTTAGTCACCAAGGGAATTGACGGCAGGACGGGGACTAATCGTCTTTTCAGGAGCTACCCTAGCCGGATTCCCAAACATCATATCAGACTTTGTAAATCTGATTGTCGCCAAAGCGACTTGGATACTTTAGAAAGTCATAGCAACCACGGCGAGAGATGTTTCTCCGCAGTTCCTTGCCATCATAGGGTTCCCTGATAGACCCACTCTCAATTCTCATGGCTGCACCACTGATGGCCCTGTTCATCTCCATGCGCCCATACTCAGTCAGATGCCACTTCTCCTGATGGTTGATGACATAGCCAAACCTCTCCAGTTCAGGCAGGTATCTTTGATAGTGAAACGACACAGAGTTGTTGTCGGTTGCCGCATGGGTAAGGTCAATCATTGTCCTGGGGCCACTAGACAACCGCTTCAAAAGGCTCCGATGGGTGAGGTTTAAACGCATTTGCTTGTCTCCAAAAACCTCAGTATGATGGGTTTTATAGTTTTATGCACTAGGGAAAACACCTATTCCCTGCATCTTTTTTCTGTGCGAAAGTCCCATCACTGCTATTTGGCAGTGGTCAACAGGAGTTACAAATGCCAACCGATGACGAAAGATTTAAATACGAGTGCTGGGCGGTAGTCCAAGAACTTGATCCAGATGATATTGCTGATGCCATCCAAGACAGCGTTGCCTTGGTGGAAGCCATCAAAGCCAATCATGCTGAAGATGTTGCATCAATCGTGATGAACAGAGTAGAACTCAAGGTGCGGCGTAGGGCTGAACTGCGAGTGTTTGATGTTGTCAAGACCCCTTGGGTTGATGACATTGAAGAGTTGCAGCACTATCGCAACTTGCGAATTGAGCGAGTCCAAAAAGCCCTTGATGAACGCAAGATCACAGCGGCTAAAATGGATGGCCCTTTTCAACAAATGTTTGATGAGTGAGGACAACATGAAAATGAAATCACGCTTACAAGAAATCATTGGAGACAATTCAAATGAAACATTTGACGATTGCGATCAAACGAGTCCTATCCTATTTCGAGATTGTGACCTTGCAACCCAGCTTGCCTATCTTGCTGAGAGACAAAACACCAGCAAGGATGACCCTGCCAACCCTGGCAATCACAGACCCTAAATTTGTCTACAAGAATGCTTCCTGCACAGACATAACTCACACATTTCAAAAGGCCAAAGATGAGCGACTTCAACGATTACAGCACGATGCTAATCTCAATCGAACAAAAGACCAGGGCACTGGAGAGCAAGTGTCTAAACAAAAACTACGCCGGGTTCACGGGTGACATTACTGCAATCCAGCATGAACTCACGATGCTGACAATGTGGATAACACAAGCACAAGGAGAGCAAATTAGGGAAAACACCTATAGAATTCTCAACAAAGTCTGACACAATTAAATCTCACTTAACAGGAGTTACGAATGACCTCAACAACAATCAGCACAATTGCATACAGAAAAGCATCAATCAATGCACTTCTCGCAACCAATGTCAACGATCACACAGAGAAGAAAAACAATCTCACATACCTTTCATGGGCTTGGGCCTGGGCAGAGGCTTTAAAGGCTGATTCAGACGCTACCTATAAGGTGGAGATGTTTGGAGACAAGTGCTTCATGGACATTAACGGCACTGCAATGGTGTTTGTAACTGTCACCATGTTTGGCAAGCCAATGACCTGCCAACTGCCTGTGATGGACTATCGCAACAAGGCAATCCCAAAACCAGACGCATTTGCCGTTAACACTTCCATCATGCGTTGCATGACTAAGGCATTGTCGCTGCATGGCTTGGGCTTGTACATCTATGCGGGAGAGGACATTCCAGAAGGTGGCGCAACAATCAAGCCCACAGATGGAGTCATTGTTGACAAGAACAGGGAAAACATCATTGCGGATGTTGCGATTGCTGTTCAAGATAGATTTGAATCAAACGACATGGTTGGGGCTTATGAAGAATACCTGGGAATCCATGACCAGGAGGAAAAGGTGGCGTTATGGGCATTGCTTACAAGCAATGTTCGTAGTGCTTTGAAGAAACATGGCGAATCATTGAAAGGCTAATATGGAAAAGAAAGACAACTCTGGCGTTTTGTTTAAAAATGACAAAAAGGAATCAGCTAACCAGCCTGATTACAAAGGTAATATCACTGTTGATGGTCAAGAATATTGGCTCTCAGCATGGATTAAAGAGGGTAAGAGTGGCAAGTTCATGGGCTTGGCAGTCAATCCCAAGGATGCACAACCTCCAGCAGCTAATCCTAAAAAGATAGTTTATGCGGATGACGATATTCCCTTTTGATAAACCTCACGGGGCTACGGCCCCAATTTGATAGGAGCATAGTATGGAAACTAAATTTTCTAAGATTTTAAGTACCTTTTACGGCCCAAACAAATATAAAGGGGATTTGATTGAAAAACCCATGCCAAACCATAGTCGCATGGTGAACTCAATTGCCAGATGCCCTTGGCATAAAGAAATTACGGCTAGTTTATTGGCTGACCATAGCAAAGGAAACTTTCATTGTTTGTCTTGTGGCGCGAAAGGGTCTTTAGTGGATGGCGCAAAAAAAGGTTTTCTTGCATTACAAAACGAAAATGTGTAACTTTTTATTTGATAGGAGTTGATGATGACAAAATTAGATCAATCTTGGTTTGGTGGTGCAGTCGAGAAGTTCTTTGGAACTGCGCCGTTTAAACTGTCTCGTAAAGAAGACCCTGCCACTTCCCACCAAGCAGCACAGGCAATCGACACCACAAAGATGGAGTCACTGGTCTTTGAAACCATTGCAGCCTATGGGCCAGATGGTTGTATCTCAGATGATGTTCTTGCCAAACTCTCATTCCTGCCCTATTCCAGCGTCACAGCCCGTTACAAGGCACTGATTGACAAGGGCTTCATTGAGGTCATTGGAACCCGTAAAGGCGTTTCTGGGCGACTCCAAAGGGTTATGCGTAAGCTAGGGTAAATCCCTATTCCAATCTCTGTCAGACAAGGCAGAATTGGCGCATGAACCAACAACAAACAACCCGTTTAAATGCTTTCTGGCAGGATGTGGAGGCTCACAAGGCTCTCAATCCATCCTTGCCAGAGAGTGTCCTTGTAATCCTTAAATCTGTGGCCCTGGATGCCCTCCTTGCCGCACAAGACATTGAACAGATAGGA